TACTATAGAACTACCATGAAATGAATCTTGATCTGGGTTAAATCTTAAATTATGTTTTGCATCTTTTTCGTTATAAACTTGTGAGCCTTTTATTTGATCTTCTGTAAACTTTACTTCGTGGCCAAATATAGATTGTAATGGATGTGGTTTAGGCTTGAGATAATATGTAACGTCATTAATTTTGTAGGATGTAAGATGATCTTCATTTCTAAGCCTATACATAACCCATTTAATTCTGTTGTAATGCACCCCTAATTTTAAAGACATATCCTGGCAAGTCATTTTATCCTCGCCTATTGTTTCCATTACTGCATCTTTGTATTGGTGGTAATACTGTTCTGATTGAAATTTCAACTTACGTCTTTCACTTTACAATGCCATTTCTTTTTATCGTCTTGATGCCATCCATGTACATGAATAGTCCAGCCAGCATCACGAACTGCACCTACATACTCGTTATTTCCTATCTTAGTCACTCTCGCTGACATATTTGAAACGGTGGTGGTCTGGATGGCTAAAACTTCTTTACCTTTTAAGGCTAATATATCTATAAATCCAAATAGATCCTGGCGTATTCTTGCAAATGCGTTCCAATGTTCTACTATAGCAACTGTATATCCTTCATCTCGTAACTTTTTAAGGCTTAATTGAGTTGGGCTTATCGCCATTATTTACTTTCTGGACTTCTCCGGTGGATTTATTAAGCTCATATTCTGCTAAATCATTATTGTTAAGTTTTTGGTCATTAATACGTTGTCTAAAGATACGATCAAAATTATCTTCAAATTCTTTACTGTTCATGCGTGATTGTAATAGATCACCTGTGATAGGATTTTTATCTGCCATAATTACTCCTTATTACAAGAATTAACAATATAAATACAAGCTGCTTCAAAAGCCACAAAAACTATTGCAAAAGGTAAAAATAATATGCCTATGATACCTACTAAATATTTCATTTTACCCCCAAATGGTTGTTAGTAAATAACCAACCTATAGTTTTTCTATGCGCTTCTTCCCATGCTGCTATTCTATCATGTTTATCTAATGATTTGTCATTATCTATCATGTGGTGGCATTGGTGGCATAAAAACGCTATACGGTGGTCATGGGCCTTTATACCTGTGCCTTTACCATCTCTTAACTGATTGCTATGTGCGGCCACTATAGTTCCGTCTAAAATAGAACACATCATACATGGTGAATATTCTGCTAATTTAAGTAACTTAGGATTTCTATAGTTCATAGATCCCATTCCCATCCCATAGTTTGCGCCCATATTTCAACTTGGTGTTGATATTCTGTCATTTCTGCTGTAGTAAGTTTAGTAGTAGACTTTACAAGCTCTACAGGCATACCAGCAATTTCTGTTTGGTATCGTAAAAACTTATATCCCATAAGATCATGGATTTTATCTTTTTCAATACCAAGATAATTGCCAATGCTTGTATACAATTCCCAAAGGCGTAAATTTTGTTCTAGGCTTCTGTTAGCTTTTGCTTCTACTACAGTAACACGCCAATGTTTAGTCCAATCAAGTGATCTTAATTTTGTAGTTAGATTTGCTAGGTTGTCTTTTGTTAAATTCCACTTGAGCATTATCCCATCCTTTGCTTTTAAATGTTTGTCCGTCTTTGGAAGTAGCTTTATATTCTACGTTACCAAAGTGCTTTTGTATAGCCTTTAAAAAATCATTTATTGTCATTTAAAACAACCCTTCTTGAATTTGTGTTTTGTATTTCATATCAATTTCAATACATTCATAATTTTTATTATTTCCTTTAGGATATGGAAGTATTGGCATTTTTATATCAGCTAACATTTTTTTCTTTTCTGTTTTACTTCCGTTTAAAAATATATAACGCAAAGTAGGCTTTAAATTTTCTATCCCAACAATTTTACCTTTATTTTGAATTCCTCGTCTAATATCAAAAGTTGAACCATCTTCAAATGTATATCTTTTTTTTGGTGTGCTTTCACCTGTAAATAACCAATTTGTTGCTTGATAAATAAAACCATGATGATTTTGATTAGGATCTGCATAAGAAACTAATGCAGTTGGTTTTGGAAGTTGTTTAATACATTGACTTACAAAATAACTTAACAAATTTTTTTCATTATAAACATTAATTACAAGTCTATTAAGTTCTAATGTTTTAACTTTAATATTATTAAAAATACATTTACCATCATTATAATTATAATTAGGTGGTGATCCAAATGTGCATACACCTATAATTTTATTATTTTGAATTAATCCAAAAGCAAATGAAACACTACAAGGTCTTTTAGCATAATGTTTTTCTAATAACCATTTTTTATGTTCACCATCTTTAAGCAAAACAACTTGATATTCATTTTGCATTATGGGCTTTCCTTGTATCGTAATCCTTTAGGATCAAACCAAAAGTTAAAACTACCTTCCCATTGTGCGTTTCTCTGTTTCTGAACAAACACCTTACAATCTGGAATAATTCTAAGCTCTTCCGGTGGAGTTTTTCCTTCTTCAACAAGTTTTTCTTTTGCACGATTTCTCCAAACACAAATAATATTATCGCATAAATTTCTAATGTGAGAACTACCCATAATGTTTGTAGCATCCGGTATTTCATCTTCTGATTTCATTTTACGAGTATGAGCTACTAAAAAAATTGACAATTCTAAATCTCTTGAAATAACAGCTAAACGATCCGTAAAAAGTTTTTGGGCTTCTAATGATTCTTCCGATATATCGCTGATCTTCATTAAGCTATCTATCACTACTACTGATACGCCTAATACATGCTTGGCATAGTATAATGTAGCATACATATCTTTTGATGTTGTAACTCCCATCTGATCGTAAATGTAAAGATCCTTAGCTCTATCACAAAACTTTCGTATGTATTCATCTGTGGGTTCTGGTGATCCTAATGCTTGTGTAATCATACGAGATAAAGTCAATACTGGTCGCATTTCTAAAGACGCTATTAAACATTTAGTTTTCTGTTTAAGTAAAGATAATATAACTTGTGATAACCACATAGATTTACCATGTCCAGATACACCAGTAAGAATTGTTAATTCGCTATGACGTATCCTAAATTTTTCTTCAGTCTTTGACCATCCTAGTGACTTACCTGCATGAATTTCTTCTCCAAAGTATTTTACAAGATCATTTGAAAACAAATCAGTTGATTTTACTTTGAACTCCGCTTGGCCATATCCGTCATTGTAAAACTCTTGAACTGCTGCTTGACTTACTGTTAGTCTATCAATGACTTCACCAATGTTCATATACCACCTTCCCAAACTTTACGGATGCTTGTTGTACCGTCATTGTATCTTTCTTGATTTAATACCGTCATAGGAGCTGGCACAAAACCTTCCTTCCAGGATTTAGTTTCTTTCATAGATTTAACATATCCTATAACTTTATCAGCTATTAAGTCAAGGTCTTTTGCTTTCCATTTTTCTAAACAACCTTTTTTGTTAGTTTTACGAACATTTGGATATTCATTCCAAAATTCTTCAAAACGCACAATGGGTTTTATTATCTTATCTTTATCTAATCTTATCTTATCTGCTATAGAATTGTTATAGACTTGCTCTATACTTTCCCCTGTAACCAGCCAAGCATCAAGCTCTTTAATCATTTTTTCTACAAAATCTATAGGTTTTCTCAATCTAAAAGCAATTTCATGGGTTTTTGGTAATAATCCTTGACTTTCACTAGCTAAACACCACAGTTTAAACAATGTGGCCTGCTTTTGATCGTCTAACATCATAAAATCAGTATCGTTAAGGAGATCTCTGCCATAGCATTTAAACCATTTCATATCGCTTTTATGCTTGTAATGGTTATATTTATCCCAGTTCTTAATTCTCATACATTCTCCTAAAATAAACATTCTTCATATAATTCTGTGATTGGCACAGACTTTGCTTTAGGTATAATTTGCAGTTTACAATCAGGCCTATTCTCAAGAAACCATTTAGCAGAAGCCTTGTTACTAAAGGCTCTAATAGGTTTTCCATCAAATTCGTCTAATATAATAAATCGCAAAATATCCATGTGAAAAACATTAGCATAAGTAAATTCTAGAAGCAAACTATTTTTTTTATATAAATTACTTGACATGATTAAAAATGTCATTAATATGGGTATTGCAACATTTAACCATTAGGAGAATTACATGACTTTTGATTATATAGTGATTGACTGTAATGATGATGACAAAGTTATTGCAGAAAATTTTGAATGTTTAGCCCATGCAGAGCTTTGGGTAGAAGTCCATAAAAAAGATTATCCAAATTCTTTTCTTATTACTGAATATGTTTAAGGAGAATTACATGAGTATAAAGACTATGATTGTAACAGGAATAGCGTTCTGGTGTTGGGTAGCTTTGTGTATTTGGGTAATAGGCAAATTGGAAGGAGCAATATAATGGAACGACATTTAGATCCTGATGCTTATTTAGACGATATGGAACGTCTTGAACAACAAGAACAGTTAGCTGAACATTTATTAGATCAACAGGAGAAACATGATGACTAAATATATTGTTTGCTTTATGATTGTGTTTGTAGCATACTTTGCTTGGAGAATTATATGTTAAAGCCTATATCAGAAATACTTAAAGAATTACAATTAATCAACCAAGATTTAAAAGATCATAACGATAGGATGGATATAAAATATGGACGATCTGATGTTTTACCAGCAAGTGACTCAACAACAGGAGATGCTAGAATCTGCTGCGGAAAATGTAAAGGAGAATGTGAATGAGTAACGGAATTGTAAATATCAAAGGTAAAGAATATAAAACAGTAGCACTTAGGGTTGCGGAGTTTAGAGATAAATTTCCTAACTATTATTTAACAACAGAGATTGTGAAAATTG